AACTGGTTGGGCTTCTGAGCCACCCCATGTTGAAATGTCAGCGTATGGCTCTAGGTCAATTCTACGGATAGGTAGCCATTCCTTAGAAGGACCTACTTCTTGCCAGTGAGCAGCAATGATTGCTTGAGCCTCAACATTGTTACCGTTACCATCAAGTAATTCATAAGTTGTGATAGCAGCATTGTAAGTAAAGGTTAGTTGCTTAACAGCATGGATAGATGAACTCATCGCACGAAGCGTGTCATTGACGGCACGCTTAATTACGTGCTTAGGGAAAGTCGGGCTGATAGTTACCTTGGCATTGGTAGCAGCAGTAGATGCTGTAGTTCCTAGATAACCTCTACCCCAAGGAGAGACGGTAAGAGTATTGGCTACACGGTCGAATGACTCTACCCACATCAACTCTTCACCAATTTCAATAATACCCTTACCGATGTCCGTTGTAGAGGATACGTTGATGGTTGTAGTTGTTGTGGTTGTAACGGCAGCAGAAAGGCTTGTAGCCCTGTCCTGCTGCATGGTATAGCCCTGCAGATTAATGATTACTTCATTGACAATATCAGCGTATGTTGTTGCCACAGTTATAGGGTCCTTAATGCGTCTACCGCAGATTTACCAGTTGTTCCAGCAAGTTCATTGCAGATTGCGTTCAAACCTTTGAAGTTGTTAGGTTGACGAGAACTGTCAGCCTCATAGTTAAGAGCACCGATGATACCTTTACCAGAAGTACCTGCCCAAGCATTGGCAGCGCCTTGTTCATCAAGGAATGCTGTTCTAGCGGGATATGTTCCTCCGTTAGCCAAACGGTTTAATTCTGCACAGAGAGTGCTACCTGCTATACCTGCCACTATCTATACCTCGCTGTCTTCTTTGCGATTGATTTTGGTTGCTTTGAAAATTGTTTACCTGAGCGTGTGTCGCGACGCTTCTTAGCAGAGGTTGCTGCGTATTCTTTTTTAGAGAGTGATTGACGAGCCTTCTTAGGCAGATACCGTTCACCTGTAGCCTTAGCACCTTGAGTGCTAGGCTTACCAGAGCGAGTACCCCACTCCTCTTTAGTCCACTTAGATAGGGACTTCTGTTTCTTTGATTTGCTACCAGTGTATCCACCACCAGCCTTCTTGTATTGTTGTGCTACAAGTTGCGCTTTACGAGCAGACCACTGACCAGGTCTACCACCTTTAGAGCCAGCAAGGACTCTGTTCTTAATGGATTCACGTAGACCTGGTTTAGTGTATGTCATTAGGACTTCTTGCCACCTAGGAGCCCAGGGAATAGACCCTTTGGATTCATCGGCTTAGGACGCTTTGAAGTGTACCGTGGAGTCTGAGTAACCTTGTTTGGTCCTTGTCCAACAGTAATTTTTTTCTTTGTTGCAGAAGAACGTGCTTCGTCTGCTGATTTAGCAACAGGTTGATTTCTTTTTGCGTTCTTAGCATTGTTTGTGCCTTTGCCCATAGCCATTGAACGTGCGGCATCTGCGGACTTAGCAACAGGCTTGTTAGCGGTTTTCATTGCAGTTTTCAAGCGGTCTGCTCCGTACATACGCTTTACGCCTTGTACGAACTCAGCATTCTTAGAAGAACCAGCCTTCTTAAGGGCTGCTGACATACCCATTTTTTTGATGTTATCAATTGTAGATTGCTTTACAGGAGTATAAAGTTTATATCCCGATGCACCCTTACCGCCACCTTTAGGAAGCGCTCTTTTTGCGCCAGCCTTCTTGGCTGCGCCTCTATCGAATGATTTCGACATTACCATTTCACCTTATCTGCCCAATATGCGGCACTCATTTTTCCTTTGGCGATGTTGCGACTATGACGAGCCTTGAAACTCTTGCGCTTCATCTTCATACGCTGAGATTCCCCAGCCTTTGGCTTACCTGCGGTGGATGCACCTTGTTCGCCAAACCTAATTGTTTTTACTTGACTTCCCTGTTTAGCCACAACAACGTGTGACTTCTTAGGGTGGTTAGGAGTACGCTTTGGCTTGTTGTAACCAGATACTCCAGCACGGGCTAACCGTGGGTCACGACTTGTCTTTGCCATACTCACCGTACTTTCCTAGAACTGCTCTTACTGTGCCGTTCTTATTGAGCCTTACTACTTTCCCGTCCTTAATCTGGACAGAGTTAAAACCACGATGGGTTTTATATTGTCCAGATGACATTACTTGCCTCTAACTCTCTTGAGGCGTGGGTTCTTGCGTTTCGCAGCAGGGCTTGCCTTGCGAGATGATGCGGCGAGGATTGCACCAGCACGCTCCATCGACACACCTGACTTGCGAGCAATCTTCTTCTGGACCGCTTTGAATCCTGGATGCTTCGCTGATTTCTTCATACCGTTCCTTTACCATACTTAAAACCTGGAATCTTTGTTGGGTCCATCTCGCGTCCACCAAGTTTGGTGTTTGGCTTGTAGGTAATTGACCGTGTGTTTCTGTAAAGTTCGGCAACGTGGGCTTTAGCGTTAGCGTTAGTAATCCCACCTGTTTTTCTAGGTTTCTTTGCCATTACTTTTTCTTTCTCTTTGGAGCGGCTTTCTTCTTTGATTTCTTGCCGTACTCAATCATGCGTTCCATTTTGCCTTCAGACTTCTCGTGTTTCTTAGAAGCCTTCTTAGCAGCAGCAATCCCCTTCTTGGTGTAAGGGAACTTCTTACCTTCGACCATTGGCATACTATGCCCCTATCTCTTTCATTACTTCGGCTACGCCCTTATTTACTTTATGTGCTTTCGGCATCGTGTTACCGTCATAGGCTTTGCCTAGTACTTCTGATGCCTTATGTGCTGCCTGAATGTCTCGCATATTTGTGCTATTAGGCTGTATGCCTTGTGCTCTAGCATCTCTGTATGCTTGAAGTTCAGCATTCCATTTTTTATCTGGAATATCTCGTGTTGCGTCCCCTGCGTTCATCTGAAGAGTTAATGCTTTGCAACCAAAGCAACCTTCAATTGGCTCGGGATGGTGCTCCCAATGTTTCATATCGCAGTAAAGTTACTTTCTGTTATTCCTACGCCACCAGCAATAAGTTCGGCTTTTGTAGCCTCACTTACGACATGGTTTCTGCCACCCAAGTATACCACATCATAGTCCGCTAGGTCCTCATCTAAAAGGTACCGTACTCGTGAGTAGGTGGCACCAGATTTGACGATGCTTATCCCGCGGTCTAGTTTGTAGAAAAAGAACAACCTATGTAGTCCAGCAGGACCTTCTCGGACAGTTGGTGTCCTGAAGATGTAATCTGTCATTAGTCCTCCTTAATGGACTCACCGCCAGGCAGAGTTTCAAGGCTCTGCCCGACAGTCAATCAACTAAGCGATTGAAGAACCGCTTTCAATGCGGTACAAAGCCTCTTCGCGGTAGCGAGCGAAGCCGAGTACGCCGTACCAGCCCATTGGGCGGTGACGCATCAACTTGTCAACTACAGGTCCGATAACTGTATGTGGCTCTTCAGCAACTGCTTCAGCGAGAGCCTGCTGACCCGCAACGATTGTGCGGTATACCTTGGCGCTTGAAGCACCATCGGTAGCAGTAAACATACGGTTGGTCTCAACGAAGTAAGCACCTTCGTAGGTTCCGATTTCGCCTGCCCAGATTTCATTCTGGTTAGCGCCGTATTGGTGAGGGATGAGCCATCCAGCAGAACCTGTTTCTGCACGGAGGTCATGGGATACTTCTGGGTGGATACCGACCCAGTAAAGGTTGCCCTTACGTCCCTTAGCGTTGTTTCCACGCAACTTAGCAACAGCACGACGGATGTTGGAAGAAGCAAGGGTTGCAGCAGCAGTGATTGTTGCTGTTGAAGTTGCGGTGGAGCCTGCGTAAATTACGTTGGTACCAGCGCGGAGTGTTGCCATTGCAACCTTGTCGATAGAATCTGCAAGGTTGTACGCAATGATGTTTGCGATTGCTGGGTCTACATCAGCAAGGCTGAAGAGTTCCAACGCACGAGTTACGAGAACTGAGTTACCGTACTCATTGAGAGTAATGGTTACAGATGTAGGTGTCGATAGACCGACTGCATCTGGGTCAGCATCTTCGGTAAGAGCAGTTGTTGCTGCTGTAAGGTCAACATAACGTTGTAGAACGATTGTTGAACCTGGTTGAGTCTGGCGTGCAGGACGCTTATCTGCGACAGAACGGATTAGAGGTTCTGAGCGGAGAGCGAACTCAAGAAGGCGGTCATACGCCTTCTGAACTAGACCTGCGGCACCAGCGGTACCTCCGAGTGAGGAGGAACCTGTTGATACATAGGCATTAGCCATTTGATTAGTCTCCTAGACTATGAACGGATATTATTGCGAGCGTAGGAAAGCAATCAAATCGTCAGCGCTTTCTGCGTTTTCGATTTTCATTGCGAACTCATCTGCTCGTTCGGGTGATACAGCACCTTGGGTCACGACATCCATTTGACGTAGACTTGCAATATCACGCTGAGCAATCGGTGCTTCTTTCTGGATTTCAAATCCAAAAACATCACCATTCTGCTCTAGCCATGAATTAATTGCTTCTTCAGAAGCATCTAGGTCAGTCGGAATGAATTTAGCGACTTTCATGTTGACACCCTTGGATGTAAGAACATCCTTAAGTACGCGCTCTCTTTGGGCTTTGCTCAACTCACCTAGAGTTGATTCAAGTTCCTTTGCTCGTTTCTGTTCAGCCTTAAGGGCTTTACGGAGTTTCTTAACGAGGTCAGTATCGGCGGCTCCGAAATCGACTTGTACATCGTCGTCTTCTTCGTCGTCTTCCCAGTAGTTATCGCGATTGTTGCTCATAGCAACCTCTCCCATCATTAGTAGTTATCGCACGCCTCAATACAGATTGGGGTGTCCATATTGGCTCGTACTGCCAGTCTTGTTACACTGCGTGGGGCTGGTTGGTCCACGTCAGGATTCTATAGAAGTCCCGCTGTTCCTGTTTTTAGCGAGAACGATGTTGTACCAGGAGCACGTTGGAAAGCCGCTTCTTCTTGTTCTTTAAGTCTTTTGCGGCGTTCTGATGCAGTCCCAAGGAACTGCTCTGCTTCAAGTTCTTGTTGGATTTTGTCAGCAGTTATGTAAGCATCTGGAGTGAGTGGTCTTTCATATATTCCAGTTAGTTTCTCAAGAGGTGCTAGTTGCTGACCGATTGTTTCAAAACCAGTAGCAGCCATAGCGCCAATCTGAGCCTCACTCAATCCTTGACCTACAAGACCTGCAGAAATCTTTCCAAATCGTGTAGCATCAAATTTGACACCTTGTTGAGCACGACGGATAGCCTCAGTAGAGAATGCTGCCGTAGCACGGTTTTGCTCAAGTGCTTCCTTGCCAATATCTGGGTTAAGGAAGAAGTCTGTAAGGTCAGCAGGAGTCTTGATGTACCCTAGTGCTTGTAAAGCATCTGTATATGCCTTGTCGGCATTAACAGCCTTAAGACGAGCGGCATTAGCACGCTCATCAAGTTCAGAAACGGATACGTTGTTCTTTACGTACTTCTTCAAAGAGTCACTGCTTAGGTATTTGCTATTGAGATTATATTTACCTACGACTTCTTTGTATCCTTCAACTGCATTGAAGAGTTCCGCAGCAGACTTAGGTACTGTAAGTCCCTCGTTAAGGTATCCGTAAGAGGCGTAGAAAGGTGATTGTGTTTTATTTCCGTTCTTAAATGTATACTCTTTAGCATCCAAGAATATAGCAATTGCATTATCATAGTCTAGTCCGTCCTTGAGTAGTCTATTCAAAAAGTCAGCAGATGAATCTACAAGACTAAGGCTGAAGCCCATGCCACGAAGTAGCGATTTAAGAACATCTACGTTTGTAGTTCGTCCAGTAGAAGTATCTGTTGTTCCACTAGTACCATTGCCTGTTAGCGTATTG